CGGCCCGGATTCACCGATCAGGCCCAGAGCGTACGCCGAAGCGTCGTCGAGATGATCGGACGTCTTGCTCACATCATCACCCGTACCGGCGCCGGCGTCACTGACCACACCGGACAGAACCGGATAGCGGGCCTTGATGAGCTGCTCGATTGCGGCGCGGCGGACCGGTTCGGACGAGATGCCCAGGGCCGCGCGCATGTCGTCTTCCCACACCGGCAGCAGTGTCAGCGCCCGCTCGTGATCGTCGACGTGGGCTTGCAGGTGGGCCTTGACGGCGGCCTGCTCGTCCTCGTTTAAACCCGAAGACGCCAGCCGGGCCAGGCCGTCGCGCACCGCGGACAGCACGGCGGGTGTGTCGACGCCCGCGGTGTGGTGCAGCGACAGGTAGCCGGCCTTGGCGGTCGCGTCCGCCCCGGCGCGCAGGTGGGCGAACATGTGCCGGAGCTCGGCCTCGGTGTTGGCCTTGGCGAGCTGCTCGGCCGCGCTCCACGCCACATCGACCACGTCGGTGCGGTGCGTTCCGCCAGCCTTGGCCGCGGTGGTCATGGCCGAAGTGTTGGCCGGATATGCGGTGAGCGCGATCTGCGCCAGGCCGACCTCCTGCAGCACCCGGATCTGCTTGCCGTTCCGGATGGTGCCCGATGACTTGAAGATCGGGCCGGCGATGGACAGCCCGCGTAGGTGTCCCTCTCTGGCCAGCCCCCGCGCTTTCTGCGCGTCGGGGTTGGACGCGAAGCCGGCCTGAATCCGCAGTCCATACGGAGTCTCTTCGGCGGACTTGAGTGACCCGATGACGGAGTCGACCGCGAACTCATGATTCTTAGACAAGGGGATGGTCCGCCCCGACTGGCGCCACTCGGCCAACGTCTTCTTGAACGCGCCAGGGACAACGATCTCGTCCTGGTCGTCGACGACGTTGAAGACCGACGCCCAACCCTCCAGGCCGCCGCTGTCAGACTTGCTGGTCACGTCCCAGGTGATGGGGACCACACCGCCGCTACCCAGCCGCAGCCATTCGTTAGTGCCCATGTTTCAGCCTTCCACCGTCGCGGTACGGGCGAGGAGCGTCTCAAGCTCGCCGTCAGATAGTTCGATGCCGTACTCGGCCGCCACCAGCCCGAGGCTGGCGCTGACCTGCTCGGCCAGAGTCGGCTCCTGGTCGACGGCCTGCAATGTGACGCCGCCCGGGTTGAGGAACACGTCACCGATCGTGCCGATCGCGGGCAGGCCGACCGCGACAAGGAACTGGTTGCGGGTGATACCACCGGCCTGCAGCGCCGACACCGCCCGGGTCCACCGGGCGCCCTCGGCCTCTTTCAGGGCCAGCACACCGGAGTTGTCCCAGTCCATGCGCAGCCGCCGGCGACCCGCCCCTTGGAAACCGGGCAGCAGGAACGAACGCACCGGTTCGATGAAGCGCCGCTGCTCGGAGAACATGGCCTCTTCCCAGAACGCGAGCCGCGCCTCCCGGTAGTCCTTGTACGCGTTGTGCATCAGCCCGATCTTCGCGCCGACCAGGATGGGTTCGACCCCGAACGCGCCGCAGATGCGGGTCTCTGACTGATCGCGCAGGTCGGGAAACTCCAGCGTCTGCGGCGTCATCCCCAGCGGCTGGATCTTCATTCCCTTTTGCAGGAACGCCGGCCGGCCCCGCCGTGGCCCGCCGAACGCGTTGGTCCACATTGAAGTGAGCCGCTCATGCACCGCCGGCGTGACCTCAGCCTCGGACTCGATCACGATCGACGGCTGCGCGTGGTTGCGCAGCAACGAGTCGACGTAGTCCGTTGCCGCGTTGTCCAACGACACCGCCCGCGCCGCCGGCCGCAGCGGCGGCTGACCGAAGTAGCGCTGCCCCGGGTCGTTCGGGTTCGGGTTGGGGTAACGCACCCGGATGATCGACGTTTGCGAGGTCTTCGCCGCCGGCGACCCGGCGTCCGGGATGGGGATCCAAATCTCGGGGCGTTGCGGGTCCGGCCGGTAGATCCACACATATGCGGCCGGGTCGTTCGGGTCGGGCAGCACTCCGACCAGGTCAGGGCGCAGCGGCCACAGTTGCGACGGCAAACCGTCGCGGCCCTTGACGGTCAGCCAGAAACAAGTGCCGGCCAGATCCTTGTACGTGACCGACAGCTCGAAGAACTCGAACTCGCCGGTGATCGGGTTCGGCTTCTCAAACAGGGTCCGCAGCCGGTGGTCGTCAATAGGGGCACCGGTCCCGGCAGGCCCCGCCGGGTACACCCGCAACACCGCCTGAGGCAGCGACTCGGCCCGGTACCGCACACACGCGTAGACGAGCTCGTTACGGCCATAGCCGGCGGATGCGTAGTTGGAGAACGACCCGTCCGCCTCGAGCGCACCGGCCAGGTTGGGCCGGCCACCGCCGAACGCGTCCAGGACCATGACGCCCTGGGTGCCGTCAGGGATCGCCAGGCCTTGCTTCTCGACGCTGCTCAGCCAGCCCACCGGCGGCCTCCGTCAGTTACGGGGTCGTGTGCGGCCGGGGATCCCAGCCGAGCAGCAGCCCCACACCAGCGGCCATTCCGCCGAGAACCACTAACGCCCACGGGGCGCCGAAACGCAGCCCCACACCGGCGGGAACGAGCACCAGAGCCGCTGCGGTTATCGCCATGGCCACCTGGTGCCGTCCGGTGGTGAGCCACCGCCACGCCTTACCGGCGACGGCCGCCGCCCGGTCACGTGTGCTTGTCGCGAGCTGCCGCACCCGCGGCGGCACCGGGGTCAGGTACACGACTGCGGCGGCGGCGAGCAGCGCCCACCCCACGCCGGCGAGCACACCGACACCGGCCACCACGCACAGCCCGGCCAGCCACACGCGTCCCATGTGCGGAATGGTAGGCCCTCGCTGCGCTGATCCGTTAGCGCCAACCCGTCAGTGAACTGCGCAAACCCAAACCCGTAACCCTCAACCCGCAACCCGCAACCCTCAACCCCTAAACCTTTAAACCCTTGCCTAACCCGATTGCTTAAACCTTGCTAGTAAAAGATCTCCGGGTCGGGAACGGTCAACGGCCCTTTCACTTCAACGCCGAGCATCGCCAACACGATCGTGTAGAGCGGGGAGATGTCGGCCTCGGTGTTGCGTCGTACGAACGTGAACACCCCGGCCCCGGCCTCCACCTTGCGGGCCATCGACACCGCCCGGTCGAGCGAGTTCTGCCCAAGGTGATACAGGTGGGTAAGGTCCTCACGTTCGGGGTTGGGCTCATAGCAGATTCGGTCGTAAAGCTGGCCGCACGCGGCGGTGATCTCCGGCCCGTTGGGCGTGTAGACGTCATACCCCAGATTGGTTAGCGGCACGATCAGTGAGCTGGCCGGACGGCGTTTGTCGATGACGGTGGTGCACGGCTTCCACACCTCGAGCAGTTCGAGCACCCGACGCTCGAGCCACTCAGTGCCCAACGTGCCGATCGGGATCTTCCTACCCGGCTCGACGATCTCGCCGTGCCAATGCCCATCGGCCCGCCGGCCCGACACCCCGATGTACGCCTGCGTCCGGTCCTCAGTGATCTCCACCCCCAACGCCATCGGCCCCACAATCGCCGAGTCGACGTCCAGATGTTTGTCCCAGGTCACCTGCGGCAGCAGGGTCCACGTCGCCACAGTTTCCACCGGTTCCCACCCCAGATATTCGGCGCAGAAGTCAACCAGCGGCAGCGAGTTGAACCGGGCCGCGATCTTCGCCTCGGCCGCGGTCACCCCCAGCCCCGGCATGCACGAGTACCACGTGCGCGGGTCGCCCGGATCCGAACCCTCCACCGCGGCGAAGTCGAATATCGCAACACCGTGGTTGACGCCGGCCTCGACCCGGGCCCGGCCGATACGCCGCTTCTCTTTCAGGTACGTCCACGTCCCCGGCTTGGCCCGGGTGATCCCGGGGATCATCGACGCGATAACGAGCTGCGACCAGTCGCGGGTGTCCATCGCCGGGCCCATGCTCAGCTCGGTGCGGAAATCCGGCCGGGACCACGCCTCGTCGATGACGCCCAGGTCGATCGTGTCGCCGGTGCCGCCCGTCTTGCCCGTGGTCGAGATGGGCGACCAGTGCGAGCCGTTGTGCCACAGCATCGCTTCCCGGTTCAGCGCCAACCGTGGCGTGAACATGGACTTGATGGTGCGGGTCTTGAGCAGCCGGGTCAGGTGCACATCACGCCAACGCAGCCGGGCCTCGTCGGCCGTCTGCGCCGTGTAGAGCACCCGCTGCGCACCCTCGGGCCATTTCGCGACACAGCGGTGCGTCATCAGGTCAAACAGCCACTCACTCTTACCAGTGTTCTGCCTCGGCCCGATCACTACCACTTCCGGATACGCCAGCAGCCCCGTCGCCGGATCGATCTCCAACGCCACGTCCGCCATGTACTGCTGATGCTCCATCAACGGCTTGCCCAGACGGCGGGCGATCTCCCCCATCCCCTCGCCCAACGTCACCCGCCCCGGCGTCCGCGGTGTGCCGAACAGGGGCGGACACCGCAGCGGAGAGTTCGGCCGCATCATCATCGTCGCCGTCAAGGCGCATCACCTGGCCCATCACCACACGGAGCTGCTCGAGCAGCTTGACCGTAGTCGTCGGGCCCTCGTCGCCCCGGTCGTCGATCGTGCGGGCCAGCTTTACGGCTATAA